TCGCTCGAACTGGTATCAAGACTACCTGGGCCGCTACACCTACGGCGTATGGGGCGCATCCCGCTTTACTTCGCTCAAGCAAGCCATCCGAGCCAAGTACAACACAATAAACAACCGCCTGGCCCTTCAAGACGCTCTCACCCGCCAATACATCAAAATCGGCAAAGAGGCTATCGAGGGCATCCCAGACCCCGAAGAAGCCAAGGACAGACTCACGCACATTATGCAGCAAGTAGGTTCGCTGATGGAGAACCTTCGTGCCGACCAAATCCCGATTCTCCCTCACTATGTCGAGATGCACCATGTCGATCTGTCGAACAGCATCCCTGACGACACAAACTTCCTTGATTCCATCAACGCTGACATATCAGCCGTTCTCAACGTTCCCCGTGTCGCAGCAGGTCAAGAGCGAGGCTCAACCTTTGCCGCCACCTACAATGCTAACCTATGGTCGGTTATGTCCATCGAGCGTCTGCAAACCATCGTGGCCGAGAAAATCCAACACCTGTTCTCCGACCACCTCGAACTGATGGGTATTCCTCACAAAATGGGCGACCTTCCGCCCCTCGTCTTTGAGCCTGTGGATCAGGAGTCGCCACTTCACAAAATGCAACGAGCCAAGCTCGGTGTTGAATCCGGTGTTATCACCGTCAATGAGGCAAGGGAGCTTAACGACTTACAGCCTCTCGCCGAAGGAAATGAACTGCAACCACCAAAGAAAGGCGGTGCAAACCCAGAGATGCCTCGGCCTGGCGAGGTGACCCAAGACGTGAAACCATGATAGCGAGGTTGAAACGAGCATGGAACAGGATGAAAGAGACAATCCTTTCACTTGCCCTAACGCTCCGAAAACGTGCATGATGCTTCATACGTCAATAATCAAAATGTGTTTCAAATGCAAACTCGAAGAAGCAAAACAATGGAAAAAACCGTATTGAGGTGGAACGATGAAAAAGAAAGAGAACTCCTTCAATGACCGCATGGTGTCGAAAACTGTCCTACCTACAATTTACCTGTGGCTACTTGCTTCTGGTGCGGTAGTGGCTATGGGTATATGGAAGCCAGATGTAGTTCTCACCAACCTTGACGGCTTTATCGCACTTATCGCCATCATCAGCGGTGTAGCTGCACCAGCATTAGCCACTATCCTTCGTATGTGGGAGTCGGAGCAACAGATTGAGATTGACAACATAGGTGTCGGTCTTGAGAATGAGCGCACACTTGACAAGATTCGCAAAGATCACGTCATTGAAATGGAAAAGCAACAACTTACTCACGCCCATGAAATGAGCAAATCTGCACAAGAACATACTCAAATCGTCGAGAAGCACAAAGAGTCGGTTTCAAAACTGACCCCTATACACAAGATGGGTGAAGAGTGATTACAATGGCTGACGCAGAAGATGAACTCGTAGCAAGAGCAAAAGTGTTAGCAGAAGCAACAGGTAGGGACTTTGAAGATGTTATCGCTGATCTGGCTGATGATGGCCTCCTTAACGAATCGAACAAATCGAGTGATGCAGACCTTATCACGCAGCTTAAAGAAGCGGCAGAACTGATGAGTGCGGTTCAAGACATTAACAAGGAAGTGGCCGAGAACTCGGTTCTTAACGGTGGAGACAACAAAACCGAAGTGAGTGTTGATACGACGCTCGAAGGAGACATCGTGGACAGAGCGATAGCCAGCGTCAATCGTAAAGTCGTGGAGCTGAAGAAAATAGCTTTGATTATTGCACCTGTGTTCCTTCTTGTGAGCGGTGGCTCACTTGAAGCCCTGGGCATTATCAACGTGTTCGACGGTGAAGAATACGAAGAATGGGAAGAACCGTATGTCGAGTATTGGGGTTGTACTGATTGGGATGCCATGAACTACGACGAATACGCCAACATGGACGACGGTTCATGCGAGTATCATGTTTATGGATGCACCAACGATGCCGCACCCAATTATGATGAGTATGCTACAATGGATGATGGTTCATGCGAACCAGAACCTCAGCCCGTCTATGGTTGCATGGACAGCGAGGCAGAGAACTACGACCCCGAAGCCGAAGAGGATGATGGGTCGTGCTACTATCCACCAGAGCCAGTCGAGGGATGTACTGACCCCGAAGCAGACAATTATGATGATGAGGCAGAGGAAGACGATGGATCATGCGAATATCCGCCCGAACCAAGTCCAGATGACTGCGCCGTTGAAATCCATAACCATTACAGGGGACATCTCAACAACGATGCAAGCTCCGACACCATGATTGTTGGATTTAAGGTCGTACCTATTGACTGCGACGACTTCGACATTGACGTATCAATCGAACTGTTTCAACAAGGTGAACCACCAGCCTACGTTGAACACTATTCACTTGCTGGTGATAGTGAGCATGACATAAGCCACACTTTTGACGATATGCCTTCAGGCACGTGGACTCCAAAGATTCGAGCAGGTCTTGATGGTGTGCAGAAAGCAGATGTGAACTTTTGGGCTTTGGATATTGAAGACCAAGAGCCACCATGCGAAGGTGCAGCTTCGTTCTACAACAGCTCATACTCCATAGACTACAACAACACCAACAACTCATCTTTAGCAAACATCACCGTATTCTGGGATGCCGATTGGTCTTGCGAAGAAATACGCTATGTCGAGATTGACATTTACATTGTATTCAACAACACCACTATTGCATACGACACAAGAGCGTTCAACCTTAACGGACAATCACCAGCTATCGCTAATCACACATTTGCTGACCTCGAAGTAGCAAGAGAATACGAAGTGTTCCTCGTTATCTGGGTTGACCGTGATGGTTGGGGGCAAGACGACAGCACCACAATGACTGTTTCTATTTCATGAGATGATACCATGCCTGAACCTACACCCAACGAAAGTCGCAAGTCGTTCATGGTTCGCTGTATGGACGATGACAAGATGAAAACACAATTCCCCAAGACAGACCAACGCTATGCCGTGTGCAACTCCTATGCTGACAAATCAGCTCAATACGCTCTCGACCCAGCAAAAGGTGATAGACCCACCGAGGTTGGAGATGGAGTGTCGGGTATGATCGCAACGGACGATGGCTATTCTGGAAGGGCTGATGAATCCGTTGAAACGACCGCCAGGCTCGACGCAATTCTCGAAGCTGCAGAGTACGGAACATTGGTTCTTGATTTTGAAACTGTTGAAGCTCTGCAATACGGGCGACCAGGCAAGAATGACCCACGAAAGACTCCCGCTAAACCAAGCGAGCGTCGAAAAGGTTCTAAGAAAAACAAGCCAGGGTCAGCCAAGAAACCCAATAAGAACATCAAAACAAGCAAAGGAACAAGGGCAAGAATCAGCGAACTTATGCGAAAGCACAACGCCAAAGGAAAAGGTAGCAAAGCAACAATGGGTCGCCTTATGTCCGTGTTCCGTCGAGGAACTGGTGCGTTCTCACGCTCTCACGCACCCAACATGAGCCGTAGTGGGTGGGGCATTGCACGTGTCAAAGCATTCCTTTACCTCCTTCGCAACGGAAGACCCTCTAACCCCAACTACAAGCAAGACAATGACCTACTCCCCAGAGGACACCCAAGAGCAAAGAAGGCATCCGAGAACGAACCATTCGAGTTTGAGTTTGCATTCGAGGCGGCTGAATATCAGGGTCGAAAGGTCACGCTCAACAAGCCGTTCCGTATGCCTAAAGGGAACTCAAAGAAGTTCGGTGTCTATACCAAGAATGAGAAAGGCAACGTAGTTATCGTGCGCTTTGGCGATCCTAACATGGAGATTCGTCGTGATGACCCACAGGCTCGCAAGAACTTCCGTTCACGCCATAACTGTGCATCACCTGGCCCTAAATGGAAGGCTCGATATTGGTCTTGCTATCAATGGCGTGGCGGCTCAAGAGTTCAAGGAAGCGAAAGCGAAAACATTGAAGAATCGTGGGAGGGGTGGATTTACTATGACTGATTGTGGATGTGGCGGCAAATGTGGCGGAACCGTTGAAGCTGCAACAAAAGACGTTTATGACAACCCAGGCGAAGCTATGAAGCGAGCAAAGGAGCTTGGTTGCGACACAGTTCATACTCACCGACACGATGGCGAAACCCTGTTCATGCCTTGTTCGAGCATGAAAGAATACGAAGATAAGACTCAAGAAAAAGAAGCTTACATCAAAGAAGAAGACATTGAAGGAATGTCCTACGATGAAGAAGATGACGAAAAAACCGCTGCTTACGATGACTCTTGCCCTTCTGGTGAAGAAATGAAAGACGGCAAATGTGTTCGAGTTGCTGTCACCTGTGAACTTGCGCTGGATGATGTGAGCGTTATTGTCGAGGCATCTTCTGGTATGTCTGTTGTCCGTATGTCCGGTGTGGCTTTT